TAGCGCGCCTCGAACTCGTCGGTGTCCATGCGCAGCAGCTTCCAGAGGCGCTTCACCCCGCGCCCCCTTCCCGCCGCGCCCGCGCCAGGCGCCGTGCGCGCACCAGCTCCAGGATGGCCTCGCCGCTCTCCTTCTGGATCATCACCAGCTCGGCCGGCGTGATTTTCCCGTCGGCCCAGCTCTCGAGCAGCCCTTGGGCTATCTCGCCGACCTCGGCCAGCGCTTTGTCAACAGTCCCGCCCTGCGAGTCGATCGCTGCCCGGATCTGCTCCTCGCGCTCGGCGGGGATGGGCTTCTCGCACTCGGCCCAGCGATACACCGTGCGCAGGTTGACGCCGCAGGCCGCCGAAACGGCCTTGTGCGCGCCGCTGACCTTGATGGCCTCCGGCAGCGAGATCTCGTAGTAGTTAGCCACGGGGCCAAACCTCTCCGCGCGATTGGCCTTGTGCCCCCTTCTTTGCTGCGTCACAATGCCTGCGGGGAGGGGGGACAATGCGTAGAATCGGACCGGTTGGGGAGGCCGACGCGCGCCCGCAGCGCGCGCCGGCGGCTCGCGGGGAAGGCGACCCGTCGAGCACACTCCCCGTCAGCAGTTCGGGAGTGAAGGTGCCCCGGAATTCGATGCAGCCGCGTGCCATCTCAGCGCACCCCGGCCGGCCGGGGCTTCGGCAGCCGCACCGCCCGGCCGTCCAGCCAGACCATCGCGCGCGGGTGATCCTCGCGCAGCTCGGCCAGCAGGCCCTCCGCGCTCCGGCGCGCCTCGGCCTTGGTGTCGAGGAACTGCGCCCAGACTTCGCGAGGCGCTCCGGGGCGGTTGCGGTGTTCGATGAGGTGAGCGGCCATCGGTCAGCGACCCTCTTTCGCGCTAACCGCGTCCACCGCCCACTGCTCCCCGCGTCGGTAGCCTTCCGTCAGCGCAGGACAACCCTTGCGGTGCACGCCCCGCCACCCGCACTCGGGGCAGGGGTCGAAGTGGCCGATACCGCACGCGGTGCAGCAGCCGAAATCGGCGGCGATGGGCTCGCCGCAGTCGTCGCAGAGCGCATCAGCCCCGCCACGGACGTAGGCAGCGACCGCCTCGGGCGACAGCTCCGGTGCGGTCGAGCCTCCGCAGCCCGGGCAGCAGCCCCGGCCGTCGAAGCCCGTCTCGGCGATGATGTGGTGACAGTCGGAACAGCGATAGAGCGCAGCCATGGGGGGTACCTCTCTGAGCGGGCGGGACGGGACGGCCAACTTCCCCCTTTGGCGCCGACCAGAAGGTGCCCAGGATGGGCTGATGGTCGCTGGCCGCCCCGTTCCGCTCGCTCCGAAGTGCCTCACCGTATCCTCCTGGTCGGCGTGTCTGCCTACACGGATAGCGCAAGCTCGCATGGAAGTCAAGGTGATTTCCCGGAAAACAAATGACCTGCACCGGCGGGATGGTGCCGAATATGGAGGCTATAATGCCCTGGGACCGTGAGATAGGAGCACACTTGCGGCGCGCGAGAAAACGCAAGAAATTCACTCAGACGCAGCTTGCGCACGAACTTGGCGAAGGGTCTAAGGCTACTGTTTCCACTTGGGAGACGGGCAAGGCGGAGCCCGCCGAGGACACCAAAGACAAGTTGGCGAAGGTGCTGGACATCCCCAGCGGGTTAGCGTTGACCCGCCGCCCGCTCAGATGTATACTGCTGGTGAAGGGAGGCTGATTATGCCGAAGTTGACCCGACGTCGCTGGACACTGGCCGCCACCGCGATGGCCGTCATCGCCCTGGGCGCCGCGTGGGCGGGGGAAACCATCACGCTCAAGGTAAAGAAACGCACGTGCCCGCAGTGCCGCGGCACAGGGCGGCGCGACATCGTGTGCCCGGTGTGCAGACCGCGCAGGAGAGGCCCTGTCCCGCACCCACGCGCGGGCAAGAAGTGCGCAGGCTGCGGCGGGAGCGGGGTGTTGTGGAAGAATGCCCCGTGCACCGCATGTGACGGCCGAGGCGTGTTCATGACGGTCGAAGGTCGCCCCCACAATCCTGACGACACCCCCGCCGCCAAGCGGAAGTGGCTGCTGGTCACACAACGGATCGCCCTGCTGGAGAAGATCGCCGTATACCGGGACAAGCTGGCCTGCGCCGAAGAGCGACTCGCGACGACTGACGCCGAGCTAAAGAAAGTGGGCCTTTCGGGCCTATCTACCAGGAAGCCCCCGGCCGGGATCAAGAGCCCAATGCGCCCTGTGGAGGCTGTCAAGAAACCGCCGGCGACGGACTACGGCAAGCTCCCGAAGATAGGCGACTGACGGCTTTCAGAACCGCATTATCTGCATATTGGTCCGCCGCCCGCCGGACAGCGGATTCCACAGTGGCGCAGATCCCACATCTGCCGCATAGATGCGATCGCCGGCGCCGACCGCGACGACGGCGTGCAGCTTGAAGTGGATGTGCCCGCCGGCGCCCGTGATGGGGAAGCCCCAGCACTGGTCTATCTGGGTCGTGGTGTCCTCGGACGCGTCATAGTGATACAACGCCATGTCCCAGTCGTGGGAGGTTACAGGCGCCAGCAGCAGACTGGCAGTCACCACCACATGACCCGGGCCGGCGGCCTCCCAGTACCAGTTCGCCTTCCACTCGTCGGCGGTGTCGACGTCTTCCGCCTCGAACCCGACCGTGCCGGCAGGAGGCGTCATCACGCCGCCGCCGTAGTACACCCGGCACAGGCTCTTGACTGAGCCGCCGGCGGCGCCACCGCCCCACCGCACCGGCAGGTTGCCCACGTGCTCCTCGAGCTCATCCAGGCGGGCGTCCTGGCCGCGGATGTGACGGGCAACGGCGCGGACGTCGCTCAGGCCCGGGAAGTCGACCAGGCCGGCGACATCCAGCTCGCCGAAGTCGGTGGTGATGACGGTGGCCCCGCCGGGCTTCTCGAAGTCCCACTGGCGAGTGCTCACCACCGCGTTTACGGGCTCGGAGTAGCTGTCGGACCCCAGATTGGTTATCATCGACCCGGCCGGGTAGCCCATCTCGATCCGCCGCAGGGGCAGCGTGGCCGCTCTGCGCGTCTGGCCGTACCATGCCCGCGCGCAGGCGGCGATGGCCCGCAGCCGATCGGCGTCGTCGCGCACGGAGCCGCCCTCGTGGCGGACCAGCTCGCCGGCGGTCACGTCAATCACGGTGTTGGGCACCACGTACCAGTAGTGAGCGGTGGGCACGTCGATCACCAGCTCGGGCAGCGCCTCGATGCTATGCGCGCCGCTCCCCTCGGCCAGGACCTCCAGGTGCGCGTCGGTCTCGACGCAAATCGTCGCCAGCAGGTCCTCGTAATCGAACACCGGCTCGACCAGCGTGTCGGCCGCGCCACCCGCCCAGTGGTTCAGGGCCAGGACATGGTTTATCGCCGGGGCGACCTCGAAGGCCATGCCGGCGTCGGCCATGCGCACGCTCATCCGCACGGGCGTGCCGTCCTCGTCGTTGTAGGGCTTGTCGACCTGGTGCCACGTGTCGTCGGGCGTCTTGACCGCCACCAGCGGCTTGCGGTATTCGGCGACCACGCCGTCCGGCGCCGAGGTTACGTCCTTCGCGAGCACCAGGTGCCGGAGCAACGGGCGGTCATCGGTCCAGTACTGGGCCTGCGCCGCCGCCTCAACGAACACCGTGCCGTCCTTGCTCACCGACGGCGCGGCGTTGTGCTCGCCCTCGCCCTCGCCGTTTTTGGCCAGCCAGGTCCAGTCACGCGGGATCCGGAACGCCTGGTACACCCGATCGTACTTGTCGGTCCGGCGCTCGGCGTCGTGATCTTCGGCGGCATCCGCCGGGGTACCGGTACCGGCCTCGTAGGCTTCCTCTTCCGTGGCGGACCACAGCTCCTCGAGCGTTTCGTCGGCGAAGCTGACGGTGAACATGCTGCGGATCCGCGCCCCGCGCACACGGATCTTGTCGTAGCGGATGCTGCCCCGGGCCCGGACCACGATATCGCCGACCTCGCGGTCGCTGCCGCGCTTCATGTCGGCCTGCTCCGTATTGGCCGGAATGGTCACGTTCGAGACGCTCACCTTGGTCGCGAGCGTCGAAAAGACGTGCACCGACAGCACGCCCGAGCCGGAGATCCGCAGGCACCAGCCCATGCCCCTGCGCCGCGGGATCAGGTGGTCCAGCGCCTGCTTGAGCGTGCGGCCCGAGGCGTCGTAGACAGTCGAGATGCCCGCCAGCAGTGCCCGCGCCTGGCCGCCCAGGGCCACCGAGTGGCCCACCGGCGCGTGCCGCCGGCAGAGGTACTCGCAGGCGTCGTAGTTGCTCCAGACTTCGCGGTCGCTGCCGAACAGGTAACTGCCGCCAGTGCCGCCGTCCCCGTCGCCCACGCGGGTGGCGTTGCGGTTGCCGAGCACCGCGGCGCCCGCACCGCGGCCCGCGCGCCGATTGAACGGCGGGAAGCGCTGGATCTCTACCGGGTCCGGATCCGGCTCGGCCTCATTGTCGATCACGGCGTGCACCAGCGGCACGCGGTCGAGCAGCCAGGTGAGCTCGACGGCCGACATCACCTGGTGGCCCTGCGACACGCTTACCGAGCGCGAGCCCTGCATGGAGGTCTCGTCATCCACCAGGATGCCGGTCCAGATGGGCTGCAGGCGATCGTCGGGGTCGGCCGCGTCCACCACGCGCTGGATCTGCACGTACCAGCCGGTGAACCGCGAGGGTGACTCCGCCTCGAACGCCGACCGATCCTCGCGCTTGATCAGGCCGTAGTCGAAGCGGAATTCCGCGCGCCCGATGCCCGGCGATACTCGCTCGGTGGCGCTGACCGGCTGCAGGTAGTCGACCTGCTGCCAGGGCGTCGGCGACCCGTCCGTCATCCACGTCCGCTTGACCGCGACGCGCAGCTCGATCTTGTCGGAGATCAGGCCGGTATCGTCCGGCGCCTGGATGGCCACGCGCGCCATGCTACTGCCCCTGCTTGTAGAGCGACCCGAAGAAGATCCCGCCCGCCGGCGCCGCCGGGCCGTCGGTGTCGGCGGTGGTGCTCACGATGTCGGTGTTGGCGCTGTCGACGTTGACCGGGCCGGCGTCCACGCGCCTGGTGCGCACCAGGACCTTGATCGTGTCGCCGTCGTCGAACGCGCTCGAGGTCCAGCGCAGCCGGGCCGTGCCGTCGCTCTTGCGCATGGTCACCTCCGTGGGCGTGTCGAGGTCCGGATCCGGGTCGGAGCCGTCGTCGGTGATGTAGATCAGCCACTTGGTGGCGGCGTCCTCGCCGTCGGGCGTGTAGGCATAGCTGGCCGTGACCAGCACCGCCCCGGCCGCGGCGGGCTCCACGTCGTAGCTGTCCGGCGCGCTGGGCCTGGTTACTACCTGGTCGCCGTTCTCGTCGACGGTAACGGTCCAGGCCAGGACGTTGCTCGACGCCAGGTCGTACTTGTTCCGCGCCCGGAGCACGAAGTGGTAGGTCCGCTCGGTGCCGGCCGGCGCGGGGTCCAGCGCCGCGGTCTCGTGCGGCAGCGTCGTGAAGGTCTCCCAGGCGGCGGAGTCGAAGTCGGGCGCGGCGTCTATCCCCCGGAAGAGCTCGTAGCGCGCCAGCGCGTCGTTGGCCACGCGGTAGCGCCCGCGCAGCTCGGCCGTGCAGCCCAACAGGATCTTGAACCCCCCGCGGGCCTCGGCGGTGTACGGCGAGAGCACCGCCCACTTGCCACGCGCCTCGGCGGAGTAGCTCTTGCACACCGCATACCGGCCGCGGCACTCGGCGGTGTAGGTGTCGTTGATGGCCCACCTGCCCCGCGCCTCGGCGCTGAACGCGTTGAGCAGGCTGAACGCCCCGCGGGCCTGTGGCAGGTAGTCGGCCCACTTGATGCCGCTGCCGCCGTTGTAGAGCGCCGCCACCGCCGCGTCGCTGATGGCCACCTTCCACGCGAACACCTCATCCATGCGCCCGGTAAACATGGCGTTGGAGTCGTAGCTCCACTTGCCGAGGATCAGCTCGTCCATGTCCATCTGCGCCACGTGCCCGTCGCTGGTGCCCTTGGTGACCGTTTTGGTGACGCCGTCGACGATGATGTCGTAGCGCGACTCTCCGCTGTTCCAGCGGAACACCAGGTGGTGCCACCCGCTGGACAGCTCCTCGGTAATCGCGGTGTTGGACTGGCCGGGGGGGTTGCCGTACATGGACACGGTCTCGTCGGTCAGCTTACCGGTGCACGGCCCCAGGAAGATCACTTCCCGACGGCCATCACCGTAGTCGGCATCGTCCCCGTACTGCAGCAGCACCTCGGAGCTCATGGTCCTCGTGATACCGCCGGCCGTGTAGACCCACAGCGCCAGCGTCAGGCAGGTCTCGCCGGTGTCGCCGATCGTGACGTAGTCGGTGGACCCGTCGAAGTCGATACAGTCGTCGACGGCGCCGGTCTGCTGGTAGTTGGGCGTGCCGCTGACCACTCCCGTGAGCACGCCCAGCACGTCGGCCAGGTTGCCGCTGGCCTCCTCCATGCGCCACCCGCCGATCAGGTCGGCGATGTGGGCGTCGAGGGCGTCGTGGCCGAAGCCGGGCATGGCTGCCTGCCAACCACCCTTACGCCGCGTCGAAGCTGAATGACAGGTGGTTCAGCAGCGAGGCGTCGGCCAGCGCGCCGGCGGCGACGTGTCGCCGGATCCACAGGCCGTACCAGTTGCCGGCGGACAGGTCCCCGATATCCTCGCCGTTGGCCGAGGTGATCGCCACGTTCCAGCTGCCGGTGCAGCTGGAGGGCTCGGTGCCCTCGCCCGTGCCGGTCTCGTCCTCGACGGCGCCGGTGGGTTGCGAGGCGGGGGCCTCTTTGCAGATGGCGATGCCCGGCACCGCGTCGGCGGTGTCGGTCGCCGCGCCGGCGGCCGCGCTGGTGCCCAGCAGGCCCCGGCCGTTGGCCGGCACCGTCAGGACATCGTCGGTCCGCGACTCGTAGTAGACCACCTCGCGCGTGGTGCCGCCGGAGTCCTTGATGTGCGCGTAGCCGGTGTCGGGCCAGTCGGCGAAGTCGCCGGCACCGCCCTCGATGGACCCCGCGCCGCTGGCCGGCAGGTCCTGGGTGCTGGTGGTCATCTGCGTGCCGAGCGTCTTGATCCAGGCTTTGAGGCTCTTGATCTGGCTCGAGGACACGTTCTTGAGCCCCAGGCAGCGGTACTCGTTATCGCCGGAAGTGGCCTCGGCGCTGGAGACGTTGTCGAGGCCGACTACGTTGTTGAACTCCTCGGCCAGCGTAACCGTCGCGGTGCCGCTGAGGTTGTCGGCGCTGGTGCGCGTGACGCGCAGGAACTTCTCGGGCTCGTTGTTGCCGCCCTCCAGGATCTTGGTCTCGCCGTTGGCGATGGTAACGCCCGCGCCCTGGGTGCCGCCCGGGGGCGTCCACTTGAGCTCGTCGTTGCCGCTGGCGGTCAGCGTGCCCGCGCCGGGCCCGTTGGCCCCGCTGGCATAGTCCACCGTGACGTTGCTGATCGCGTCGGTGACCGTCGCGCCCAGCTGCGTGACCTCGTCGCCGGCGCGGTTCTTGCCGAGCGAGGCGTCGGGGTCGCTCTGCGAGCCGCCGTCGGCGCTGGCGCCGGTGTGGTAGAAGCGAAGGCTGTCTGCGTGCGTCTGTTCGTCAGGCATGGCGATCTCCTATGCGGCCGACACGGTCACCTTGTCCGTGGCGTCGCTGTAGCTGTAATCCACGTCCGGCGTGTCCGGCTGCCGGACCATCAGGCACGTGAAGCTCTGCGGCGTGCCGTCGTTGCCGTTGGTGCCCACCGGCACGATTCGGAACTGATGCTCGGTCACGTCCTCCAGGAAGCGCGTGGTCCACTGGTAGTAGCCCCGGCCGTCCTCGGACAGCTGCGCGCGCTCGACCCACTCGCCGCCGGAGTACTCCTCGCAGCGGAAGTAGTCGACGTCGTCGCCGGCGTCGAACCAGTTGAGCGTCAGCCGGCCGGGCCAGGCGTTGCTCTGCACGTCGGCGGAGTCGTCGAACACATCGACCGTCAGGACCTCGCCGGCTGAGAGCGTGAAGTCCATGCTCGAGGCCTCGGTCGTGGCCACCAGGGCACCGTCGCGCCATACGTAGTACGTCGGATCCTCCTCGTCGCTGGACCACGCCAGCCGCACGGTGCGCGCGTCAAGCCAGACGGGGTCCGCCATGGTCACAGCCACGTCAGCTGGCCTCCTCTGTTACTTGTAAGGACCAGGTGGCGCGCACCAGGTAGTTCGACCCGCTCTCGCAGAGCCCGCCGCCTGCGCCGGTGACCGCCCTGGCCGCGCTCACGTCGACGTCCAGTACCGCGACGTTCTGGGTCTCGATGCCGAGGTCGTCGACCACCGTGACCAGCGTGCCCTTCAACGCCTCATAGTTCAGCGCCAAGGCGTCGGCGTTCTCGGCGGTGTCGATGTCCACCAGCGACTCCATCGACGAGACCGGCGCGCGCTTGCCGGACTTCCTGTAGGCCTGGCCGTCGACGTTGGGCCGGGTGATCTCGGCCAGCCGCTCGGCCATGCCGCGCAGCCGGCCGCGCAGGCGGATGAACCCGTAGCCGCCGATTGACGCGCTCATCTACTCGGCTCCCGCGTTGGGGTCGTCGGGCTTGGGGGTTATCTGCACGTCGAACCGCGCGCCCCCCTGCCCCATGACCCGTGTCTGCTCGCCCAGCTGCGTCTGGTACTCGCCCAGCTGCTCGGGGAAGAACTCCTTCACGAAGCCCTCATTGGTGTAGAAATACGATGAGGCGTCGTACACCCATTCCTGCAAGCTGCCCGCCACCGGCCCCCCGGCCGCCTCGGCCGCACGCACCTTGCGCTTGACGTAAGACTGGCGCAGGTTCTCGGCCACGCCGCGCCGCGTTCGCTCTATCTCAAGCCGCGCCTGCGCCGCTCGCTTTTCGCGCGCGGCCATCAGTTCGGGCATCAGCTCCTTGCTCTGAATGATCCGCTGGGCCAGGCCGGTGCGCTCAGCTTCCGCCTGCGCGCCGGTGATCTCCTGCAGCTCGGGTATGTTGCGCATCAGGACGTCCGCAGCGATAGACGCCTCTTGCCGACCGCCCAGGAACTTTAGCAGCCGGCGTCCTGACAGCCCCCTGGACTTGAGCTTCTCGAGCGACCCCACCAGGCCCAGCCCCTCGAAACCGCCCTTCTTCTGCAGCTGCTTCAAGAGCGCTGCAACGGTCGTACCGCCCTCCTCGGCGCTGCCGCGTGCGGTGGCCATGATCGCCGTCGCCGCCAGCAGCTGCTCGTCGGTGCCGCCGATGGCCCGGATGCCCTGGCCGCCGCGCGCCGCCGCGGTCAGCAGCGCCTCGGCGCTGGCCGGCGAGTACTTCGAAGCCGCGAACGCCTTGGAGACGATGTCCGACATGCCGCCGGTCTCGCGTGCCCCCACGCTCTTGCGCATCGTCGCCGCCGCCCGGGCCATCCCCGCGGGGTCATCCACTATCCCGTGCAGCCGCCCGAAGAACCTGCGATCCCTTAGCGCCCCGGCGCTCTCAAGCGCGAAGATCTGCCGTGCAGCGGCGTCCAGGCTCTCGGCGCCGCCTTCGCCGTAGGTGCGACGCGCAGCGCCCATCAGCCGGGACAGCCTGGCCCGGTCACCGCCCGCCAGCTGCGCCAGTTGACTCAGTCCCGACTCGGCCGCGAGCCCCCGCTGCCCGGCCCGCTTGGACTGCTCGTTGATGTCCGTCAGCAGCTTCTTGACACCGGCCGCAGCAGCCGCCATCACACCGATCTTGGCCGCGAACGCCCCCAGCCGGCTCTGCGCCTGACCGCCGAACGCCCGCTCGCCGGCGTCGCCCACCCCCTTGACGCTCTTGGCTGCGCGCTTGGCCCCCTCCTCGCTTTTCTGGTTGGCAGACTGCAGCTTCGAAATCATCCGCTCGTGCTTGCGGATGATCTTCTCCTGCTCGCGCAGGACCTTGCTGGCGTCGCCTGTGAAGCCTATGGGGACGTTGGCCATCTCAGCCTAACCCTCTCCGAACATCAGGCCCGCCTCGACCATCTCGGCCACCGTCGGCCGGTAATCGGGCCTCAACCCCCGCCACCAGGCGCAGAGCCCCGCGTGGCGGCTGTTTTTTTTTGAAGCTCGACTATCGCCGGCAGGTCGATCAGCGCGCCCAGGACCGCCATCTGCGTGCCGGTGGCGAACAAGCCCAGGAGCGAGATCTCCGCCGGACCCAGCCGGTAGTTGCACGAGAGCGCCCGCGCGGCCAGGTCGCACTCCTCCGAGAAGATCATCCGCCCGGCCGCGCCCTCGCCCTCGGCCAGCAGGTCGTAGACCCGGCAGGCCTGGCGCCAGAGCGACTGGTGCTGCGGCAGCACGTCGCCCGGCGCCCAGCTCGAGCCGTCCCAGCCGATGCTGCGCGGCAGCGCGGGCTCGCCGTCGAACATGCGCGCCACCGGGACCAGCCACTCGGCGCCGTCGGCCAGGCGCGTCAGGTGCCCGTCCAACTGCTCGGCGCGGGCCAGGTCCGGGGGCGCCGGCCGCTCGTCGGGGTCGAACCCCACCCAGGCGGGCGAGCCCGGTACCTGCTGCCACGTGCCGCGCCTCGTGGCCGCGCCGGCGAGCGCCGCCAGGTTGCCGTCGGCGAACATGCACGCCGCGCCGCCGGCGCCGTCCGGACCGCTGGACATGCCCGCCGAGACCAGCTTCCGCTCCATCGCGTAGCCCAGCCCCGCGGCCAGCGCGTCCTCGCGCTTGACCGCGCTCTTGCCCGGCAGGTAGTAGACCAGTCCCGACACGGGTCGCCCCCCTTACGCGATCGCCGCGGTGGTGTCGATGGCTATCGGCGCCACCGGCGTGTCGCCGGCGGTGCGCCAGGGCGTGAGGCGCACGGCGAGCGTGCCGTCGGCCAGTTCCGTCCAGTCCACACGGCACTTGCCGAACAGCAGCTTGATGTGCTGCTCGGTGCCGTCGGCCACGTAGCTGCCGCCCTCGGACCTCTTGCGGAAGGACAGGTCCACCGTCTCGGCCGCGTAGTACTTGCCCTCCTCGGTCAACACGTTGAGGATGTCGGCGTGCAGCCCCGTCGCGGTGATCGCCGGGGTGATCGCGTCGATGTAGGTCAGCGTCGGGAAGATATCGCCGTCGCCGCCCTCGGCCATCGCCTGGATTCCGAAGTCCACGCCCACGTCCCGGAGCCCCTCGAAGGCCGTGCCGTTGAGGTCCAGCGGGCCCATGCCCCATTCGACATCGGCGTCGGGGTCGGTGTTCGGCAGGTCGGCGGTCTCGCTGAAGGTCAGCGGCGCGGTCGCGCCGGCCTTGCGCGCCAGCGCCTCGGCCGAGAGCACCGCCACGCCCTGGTGGTCCACCGAGATGTTGCGCGGCACCAGCAGGCCGTTGGCGATCGTGGCCGAGATGTGCTCGCTGCCGTTGTAGGCCATGCGCGTGCCGCCCTCGGCGACCTTCTGCCAGTAGGCCACCGCGCCGGGATTCGTGCCGGCGTCGATCTTCATGCCCTCGACGCCGCACTCGTCGAGGAAGGCTTTCAGGTCACGCGTCGAGAACGCCAGCACCGGCGCGCCGCTGACCAGCGCGCCGAACGAGCGATAGACCGCCCCGGCCGGGCCGCTGAGCCGCGTCTCGAGCTGGCTGTTGAGGCCCAGGCTCTGGGGCTCGATGTAGACGGCGCCGCCGGCCTGCGCGGTCTCGGCGTGCAGCTTGACGCCCCAGGGAACGAACTTCTTGGAAAGACTCATCCTGTAACCCTCCTAAGCGGGCACCGCATGTCCCGCACCCACGTCGCGGATCCCCGCGCGTCGCAATTGTCTGGCGATGTACTTGTCCATCACTTCGGCGATGAACTCCCGGTCGGCGTCGCTCACGGCAGTGAGCTCCTTGGCCTTGTCGGGCTGGCTGTAATTCTTGCGGTACTGCCAGAGGTACTTCGGTCCGTGCAGGTACCCGCGCACGCCCTTGGCCGTGGCGCGGATGTCGGTGGCGTTGGCCAGGACCTCGGCGCGCAGCTTGCCGGTGAAGACGTTGGGATAGGTGTGGCCGAACTTGCGCAGCTTCTTACGCGTGTGCAGGACGCTGCGCTCCTGGTAGCCGTACTCGGTCGCACCCCGGTGCGTGAAGTGCTTGGGCAGCACGAACCGGAACCACATGCGCATGGCGTGGAACCACGCGGCCCGCAGGAGATTGCGCCACTCCGCGGCGCGCAGGCCCGGGGGGCGCTTGTCCATCGTGGTGATCAGCGCGTACATCACGCGCTCCCGAAGGCCACGCGATAGGCCACCTGGTAGAAGTCGCCCACGAGATCCCCGCCGGCGGCGGTCTTGGCCTGCTTCTCGTCGCGCTCCGGCCGCGACGGGGGGTCGAGCAGCTCGATCGCACTGATGTCGAGGTAGCCGGCGGTGCCGGCGATCGCCTCCATGTCGGCGATCACGCCGCCGCACTTGTTGAGGAACTTGACCGCCGCCTCGCCGGCGTCGTCGTCGGAACTCACCGCCGCGCGGAAGACCAGCACCAGGTCGCCCTCGCCGGCGAACCAGTAGCGCGTGCCGCCGCCCTCGGCGCGGCGCGCGAAGTTCGCCTCCCAGTCGACCAGCGCGAACGGCATCTGGGCGCCCTCGACCGCCACGTAGTGGACGCGCTCGGCGGCCTCCTCGGCGTTGGCCACGCCCACCCAGCCCTGGAACGCGCTCGAGGCCGCGACGGTGTCGCGCAGGTACTTCAGCGGCAGGCTGATCATGCCGGCCGGCGTCGTGCCCGCGGTGGGCGTGGCGAAAGCGGGGTCGGACCACTCGCTCTCGATGCTGCCGCTCTTGACGTAGACGATGAACTCGTAGCCGTGCTCGTTGGTGAGCGACCCGACCACGATATCACCGTCGCCGGTGCGCTTGAGCGACTCGTCCTCGGCGCTCCAGCCGTCACCGCCCTTGCGGTAACGGGCGTAGACCACGTCCGTGGGGTTAGGGGTCACAACCGTCAGCGTGACCTCGCCATCACCGGCCGCGGCGCTTAGGCTGGTGACCGGGCGCGGGAACTCGGGCACGTTGCTTTCGCCCGGCTGCCACCAGAAGGGGCGAATCAAGGTACATCCTCCCAGGCGGAGCAGTTGATCGGCCCGGTGGTGTCGGCAGCGACCGCGGCGCCAGCGTTATCGGTCAGCGCGCGCCGGTACACTTTGGCGTCGCCCGCGGCGTTCCAGATATATTCGTAGGTCGTGTCACCAAGCTCTATTGTGCGCTTGCGGGTCATGTGTTCCAGGACCAGGTCAAGGCCCAGCCCGTTGCGGATGGAACTTATATTGTCAATCAGCGCAAGGAGCATTGATTGACTGATTTCGGTCGCGGCGCTTTCTGCCAGCGCCGTGCTGTCCACAGCATTTTCGACCAGGTCCATTGCATTGCCCGCCTGCGCGGCAGTCTTCGCTGCATCATAGTCGCCGTGTAGGGTGACGCCGGTTCCGTCGCTGCGCGAAGACACGTCTACATCAAGATGCGCCATTTCAGTGTCATATTCGCCAGCGGGTGCTAGCCCTGACTGGATTTCTGTGACGGCATCGGCCTTTAAAGCGGCTGCGTCCACAGCATCTTCAACCAAATCCATCGCATCGCCCGCCTGCGCCGCGGTCTTCGCGGCGTCATAATCGCCGTGGAGGGTGACGCCGGTTCCGTCGCTGCGCGAAGACACGTCTACATCAAGATGCGCCATTTCAGTGTCATATTCGCCAGCGGGTGCTAGCCCTGACTGGATTTCTGTGACGGCATCGGCCTTTAAAGCGGCTGCGTCCACAGCATCTTCAACCAAATCCATCGCATCGCCCGCCTGCGCCGCGGTCTTCGCGGCGTCATAGTCACCGTGCAACGTTACGCCCGTTCCGTCGCTGCGGGAACTGATGTCGGCATCAAGGTGCGCCAGAAGAGTATCAAGGTCTAACTCGCCATCATCGCTGATTGGTAAGCCTCCGGCAGCGTCAGCGGCGGCATTTGGAAGCGCCGTTAGCCCCGCCCGCACTCCATCGCGTAAGTTCGCGCCTATGAGTTTTAGGCTGATTGCCTTGTCGATCATCCCGGCGGCCTGCAGACTTATTGTCACTGCGTCCACGCCCGAGGCCAGCGCAGCATCGGGGATGTGCAGCTGATACAGCCCCTTCTGGTTGGTGCTGTCAACCTCGCACCATTTGCCGCTGCTGTAGGAGTCGCCCGCCGTGCCCGCTGACAGGCTAATGGCTTGCCGCGTTGCGCCCTCTCGGCAATAGCTGGCGGTTACGTCGCCATGTGCCAGACCGGTTTTGCCGGCTCCGGTCGAGGAATCGCGGACCATGACCTCAAGAATTTTGCTCGTGGTGGCCTTGACCAAAAAATCATCGAACATTTATCAGTCCTCCACCACAATGACATTGCCGCCCGTTAGCGGGACCTCGGCCATGTTTGGCAGTTGCATGTGTACCTGCGTGGCTGCGTCGTTGCCGAATACACCTTTCAGTCGGAAATATCGCTTGTCGGTGTCCAGCGCCTTCATCCACGTTTCAAGTTGCGCCAAGGTCTTGCCGGTCTGCCAGTCGGGCGTGCCGTCGTCGTAGCTCACGTCAAAGGTCACGTCATCGTATGACACTCGCGGATCATCGTCGGTCGGCAACGCAATGTCATCAGCAAGCGTGGCAAGCACCGAACCATCCCACGTGTTACCCTCGCCAGCGTCCAGCACAGTTGACCCGTCCTCGCCGCCGGTGTCGTAACCGTCCAGGTATTCCAGTTCGGACAACTCCCACGGAGTGGAAAACGCCTGGTAGCAGTTGATCTGAAATCCGATATTGGCGACATCATTGTCAGTCAGTTGCTCGAAAACGCAGAATTTATTGTCTTCCAGGTCCGGAAGAGCTATACAGATTCTGAAGATCTGGAACACGTTGTAGACTGGGTCCCAATCCCACTCGAACCAGATGTCGAACGTGTCGCCAACATCACACAACGTATTGACGAAACACCTGCGTGTAATAGTGTTTGCCTCGATCAGCGCAAGGTTTCCCGATCCATCGAAAAACACCTTTGGCACTTCATCGTTGTAGTCAAGACCAGAGGCATCCCGCGTGAACCCAATCCCGCAATATCCCTTTTCGTTCATCTTTATACGCGCGCGGAATGCGCCGGGGTTGTTGGTCGAAACTAATGCGGTGCGGACACCGTTGGCGTCCCATACGCCCGCGCCCTTGAACTTGATAACGCCACTATCAACAGTAACGTTTGTTCCGCTGTCCACTTCAGTCAGGTGGCCGAAATCAGTAAAGTTGTCATCCTGCCATGACTGCTGGAGCTTCAGCCGACACGTGCGACCACCAGAGCCGGGAACGTGCTCCAGCTTATCGGAGTCGGAGAGCGTCAGAGCGTCTCTGAACCAGCGCGTGCCCATCTACCTCTCCTCGGGAGCGGCCGCCGGGTTGAATTCGCCAGTGGTCGGCGGGTCGCCGATAGCGTCTCTGCGGCGGATGGCCTCAGTACGCACGCGGTCGCGCTCGACAATCATCTCGGCCGCGACTGACTTAGACACCCCCAACGCTTCTAAGTCCGCGCTTGTGACTGTTGGGGCTGTGGCGTAGCCGCCGATTATCTCAGCCTTGAAGCCAGACCCGCCGAGCACGCGATTAGAGCTATCGGTGCGCCAGTCGTCCAGAACATCCTGCGGGTCCTGCTGCGAGGGGCCAGACTCGTCCGCTATGTCGATGGCTTCCAGCAGCGCGTCACAGTAGGCCCGCAGCGTGCGGATTTTGTTGGGGTCCATGTCGGCTAGTCCTCCCACGGCCAGGGCCAGGTAATCACGGCCAGCACCAGCAGCGCGATGATGCAAACCGGCGTTATCCAGTCCGGCGTTGTTACGGCCCCCCGGTGTTAGCAGCCGGCGCGCCACCGCCCGCGTAGTGGTACGCCAGGCCGCCGCCCAGGGCGGCCAGCAGCAGCGTGGACAGCAGGCTAATCAGCACGCCGGCCACCACCTGGCGCCAGTCGATGCCGCGCGTTGCCACTGCGGCCGCGGCCTGCGTGTCGGCGGTGCATGCGTGGCGCTCCAGGTGCCGGCCCAGCTCGGTGCACGGCCGGGCCGGGTGCGCGGTGGCGTCGGCGCGGTGGTCAACCAGGCCCTGGCACGGTTGTGCGGGGTGTAGGCTCGGGGCGTTGACGTGGTCGGCCATCTGCTGGCGCAGGCCGGCCAGCTCTTCGCGGGTCTGGCCCACCAGGCCCTTGACGCTCGAAAACTCCGTGCCGCAGTCTTTGCGCAGGCCGCGCACTTCGGCCAGCAGGTCGCCAATGCGGTCGGGGGTCTGGTCAGGCATCTGCGCGTCACCTGTCAGGCTGCGACGTCCAGCCAAGCTGGCGCCGGCGCTTGTCCACGTATTTGTCCAGGTCGCTTTCGCTGGGGATGTAGCCTCGCATGTGATCGCGGAAGTCCTCCCAACGCGTTTTGGCCCGCTCGCCGGCGCTCAGCAGCACGTCGCCCAGCTGGCGGTCCTTGCGCAGCTGGTAGACCACCCACCCGCCCAGCAGCAGCGCCACGGCGCCCAGTGCCGCCCACATCACCCACGGGTGTGCCAGCAGCCAGGCGATGCCCAGGCTGGCCACGCCGGCCAGCACGAACGCCACAACGCCGACCAGGAACTTGACGCGGTAGCCTGCCGCGAACACTACGCCCAGGACGCACAGCACCGCCAGCAGGAAACACACGCCGGCAGTGATATGCATTACGCGCTGCCGGGCCGCGGCCTCGGCGGCCCGGGCGCGTTGCTCGGCGTCGACGGCGGCCGCGCGGTGCTGGGCCGCGTCGCGCTCCAGGGCGTCGGCCCTGGCGTGCTCTTTCTCGGCGTGGGCGCGCCACTCCGCGGCGCTGCGGGGCGACTTCCCCTTCTCGGGCATGCGCACGTTGGGCACGCCGGGAATGCCGCCGCGCGGGGTGCAGCCCCCGCCGGCGATCGCAGCGCCCACCAGCGCCAGCGCGCACAGTACCTCGACGCGGGTTCGGTGTGACATCACGGCTACCTCCTGATGCGATGCGTCTGCCGCACGACCTCGAGCTCGTCGCGGGCCGCCAGCTGAACGTCGACAAACGGCACGGTCTCGAGCACCTCCTCGCAGGCGTAGACCACCCCGTCCAGCTTGTAGGCGTCGCGCGTGTCGGGGCTGGTGACCAGGCCGTCGGTGACCGTGAGGATGCCGCGCCTGACTTGATGTTGCGCGTCCTCGTACCGCATCTCGGCGACGCGCCCGGGGTTCCAGACCACGTTCACGAGCGTGACCTTGTTGGCCTCGACGCCCAGCGGCCACCACTCCGCCGAGACCGTGTCGGAGATCTCCGAAGCGGCCTCGGCGAGTTCGGTGTCGGCGAAGGTGGACACGATCTACTCCCGGGACACGGGACACGTGAAGCGGGACACGCGCGCGCCCCTACTCGAAGCGGCCGACGACCTGTGCCTTGCGGATGCGGATGTCGGGCTCGCCGTCGATCTCGGCGACCACGGTCCGGGACGTCACGTCGTTGACCGTGATGCGCCGCGGCTCGCCCTTGTAGTCAACCAGGAGCTGGTCGCCTTCGGCGATCCCGTCGAGCTCGAAGCCCTCGCCGATTTTGACGAGCTCGAACTCGCGGGCCGGGTCGACCTCCGGCTCGGCGGGGCCGGTGCCGCTATCGACGTTTGGGTCGCTGACGTCCATCGCGTTCGAGGCGTAGTTGCCGGCGTCCATGTCCGGAAGCGAACCGCCTTCGCCGTCGCGATCCTCGAGACTGCCGGCGACGACCACCGGCGCGGGCGGCTCGGTGCCGATCAGCTGGCCGTCGGCGTTCACCGGCTGCCCCCAGCGATAGCCGCAGCTACCGCAGACCGCGGGCCGGAAGAACTTGTGGTGGTAGGGATAGCGCTCGCCGTTGAATTCGGCTGGGGCGCTACACTCGGGGCAAAGCAGCTCTTTCACGTCGAACTCTCCTTTCTCAAGCCGCCGAGGGGGCCGGCCCCCGGGTGAGAGACCGGCGCCCCGCACGGCGACAAAGTCATTCCTTCCCGGCCTCGCTCTCGACGAAGCGCTCGTAGAGGTCAATGTGTTCCTCGCCCAGGCGCCCGGCGCGGTCGGCTTCTTTGAGCGCCTTGACCAGCAGCTCCATGCCCGCGGTGCCTATCTCGACCTCGGCGGTGAGGTCCAGGGGCACGGGGACCTTCTTGCCGGCGTCGGGATCGAACGCCAGCACCGGCCGGCGCTGGCCACTCTCTAGATCCGTCTCGATCCGGTGGGTATCGAACATCACCGTGCCGCCGTCGGCGTCGCGGATGTTCCAGCGCGCTATCTCGTCCTCGCTGGGCGCGAGGGCCATGCGCGTGTCGCGCCGCACGCGCATGGTGGCGATGCTGCCCTTGGGGGGCAGCAGACCGATCAGCTGGAAGCGCTCGCGGAGGTGCAACTTGACCTTCATGGAAACTCTCCTCTCTCTCCCGGGGTCCGGTAGTGGCCCCCGGGGCGGCCCAGTGCCGCCCCGGGGGATTGCCTCAGTTGCCCTGGATCAGTCGACGGCCGCGAAGAACGGCACGCGATAGGTCGACCCGTTGACCGAGACGAGGAAGTACCCGTCTGCGGTCGAGTAGGTCCCGGCCGATTCCACCGCGCACGCGCTGGCAGCCTCGAACTTGATCAGGTTGACGATGTCCGGGTTCTTCCCGTCGGCCTCGACGTGGAGGATCGAGTCGAACGGGGTGGCCGTTCCGGCCCCCGCCGCCTGGCAGTCCACGTTGATCGCGCAGAACTCGCCAGTGGGGTTCGCGGAGATCTGCGCCTGCAGGCTGATGACCGACACCTGCCCGGTGTAGGTCGGCGCGCCGTCGGACTGTCCGCCGGTGGCGTAATCGTCCTCGAACTTGAAGCGGGCCGCGTAGCCGCCCTCGGTGCTGGCCAGCAGCACTCCGGACGCGCCCTTCATGCCCGCCTCGACCAGCAGAGCGCCCAGCTCGGCAACGTCGAAGCCCGAGCCGGAGTAGCACTGCACGTGCCTGGCGATCAGCGCTCCTTCCGTCTGGTCCTGCAGGTTCGAGAGGCGCATGCGGCTGGCGGGCTTGCTGGCGGTAGCCAGGCTGCAGCCGATATGCTTCTCTTCCCACTCGTCCGCGGCGGCCCAGCTCTCGGGGTTCGAGAACGTCCCGATCTTGCGGCCGTTGAGCTGGCTTTCCTTGTTGAGGGCGACCAAGACGTAGCCCTGGGTGGCCCCGGCCGCGTAGACGGCCGTGCCCATCAGCATGTCGCCGGTGGCGTTGACCGGGGTTCCGGTCGCCGCGCCGGTACCGGCGGTTCCCCCGTAGGGGTCGCCGTCGCTGTCGAACCAGACGTTCTGTCCGGCGGTGAACGCCTCGTTCTTGGCGTCGACCTTGACCACGCCCTCGACGAGGGCGCCCACCTGGTAGCCGTTACTGACGTCGGCTTCCAGTACTCCGCACAGCCCGGCGATCTCGACCACGTCGCCGCCGCTCTTGTCGGCGGACGCGGTGTAGTCGAGCACCTTGCCCGGCTGGTAGATCCTTGCCTTGGGGGCAGCTTCAACTGTCATTGCCCTGTCCTCCTATCCTTTCCGATTCAGAGAGAGCCCGGAAGGCCCCCGGTTAAGCGCCCGCCATGAACACGGCGCCGCGGTGGTCCTGCTGCGCCACGCCCACGTCCTGGTAGCCGCGGAACCCGATGCCGAGGTGCTGCGGCGGTACCCCGACCTGCTCGATGGTCGGCACGTCCACGCCGTTCAGGAACGCCAGGTCGAAGGCCGGCACGTCCTCGGGGTCGCCGAAGAGGTACCAGCCGGTGGCGCTGGCCGAAGCGTGGAAGCTGCTGTTCGAGAGGTACGGGGTGCTGAGCGGCACGTACCGCCCGGCGTGGATGTTGCGGCCAGGCTGGATCGCCGCCGCGTCGGTGGCGCCCAGGGCCGTGACGATCAGGTTCTGGCCCTTGTAGATCTCCTCGGCCGTGGTGCGCAGCTCCGACGGGACCACCAGGAACTTGGCCATGATGACCACCGGCTTGCCCTGCGGATAGGTCTGCTGCTCGAGGTACTGCACGGCCGTGCTGAGGCTGGTGGTGCTTAACGCGGTGCCCGCACCCGAACCGTAGTTGCCCTTGGCGCCGGCGAAGAAGCTGCCGGTGTTGGCCAGGATCAGCGTGAAGCCGATCTCCTCGATGGACAGGGCCGCGCCGCGGCCCATGAGCCGCGGGACTCTCAGGAACGCGCCGAGATCGTCGTTGACGATCATCTGGCGGTCCAGCTCGAAGTACCTCCCGTAGGTGTCGGCCTGCTGGGTGAAGCTCTGCTCGCCGACCTCGCCGTGCTTCAGCTCCCCGCCCACGGTCACCTTTTTGAAGACCATGTCGCTGGTCAGGCGATAGCGGGTGTGCTGCTTGAAGTCCGAGACCTGGCTGATGCCGAAGATCTTGCGGATGACCGACTCCGGCTTGCGGTATGCCTCAAGCATCACCTTGTTGGCGGTGTTGCTGAGGATGCCGGTGAGCGAGAGGGACGTGGCCGCCGCGCGGATCCAGCGGTCGGTACCCTCCTCGCGGCGCGAGAGGACCACGCCGTCCAGCGCCGCCGCCTCGGCGATCAACGCCTTGAGCGGGATGCGCCGCATGCGATTCGCGGAGTCCAGGGTCTGCGCCTGGAAGTCGCGGGTCAGCACCTCGTCGCTGACGCGCGCCTGCATGCACATGGCCGCCTCCAGCGCCCGCGCGTCGGTGGAGCCGTCGACCACCACCACACCGGCGGTAACCGGGGTCACCGCCGAGTAGCTGGCCTCCAGAACCTGCTGCTGGAACTCCTCGACGCTGGTCTCTTCGGACCGCGCGGCTGCCGCGAGAGCCTGGACCTTCTTGACCGTCTTCTCGCCCTTGCACCAGCCGGCGGCCAGCGCCCGGGTGCAGGTCGCCTCGATGCCCGCCTGGCGCACGCGCTCGGCACGCACCGCCGCGGCGGCGGCGTCCGCCGCATCCGGCGCATGGTGCTGCCCGGCCTGTACCGGCTGCGGCTGTGCCCCGCCGTCCGGATCGTCCCCGGCATCGGCGCCGGCGTCGTCGCCGCCGTCCACCCTGCCGTTATCCCCCGCGGCGGCCTCGGCCTCGAAGCCCCGCTTGAGGAGCGCGAGCTCCCCGTCGCTGAGCTGGTCGGGGTCGTAGCCGTGCGCCCGAAGCCATGTGTTGAACTCCATTCCTGATCCTCCTACGAACTGCGCGGCTACGTTGCCGCTGGTTTTGCCGTCGGCCCCGAGGGCCACGAAACTGATCTCGCGAATGACCGCACCGCGTACTACGGTGAGCGGCCCCTTGAACGTCTTGTCGTTGACCTTGACGCTGGCGCCGGCGCGGACCTCTTCGAGAATCAGCGTGGTGGGGTCGGCACCTATCGACGCCTGCCAGGGAAAGCCGTTCTTCGCGCTGTCCACCACCGTCCGCGCGGCCTCGCCGCCGCCGCTGATCACGCCGCTGGCCAGGATGCGTTTGCCCGAAACCTCGGCCTCGCCGTGCCCGACGATCTGGCTGGGATCGTGTTCCAGAAGCGCGCGGATCGGGTTGGCCATGCGCGCGGTCGACAGGTCCACCACCACCCGGCCGTACCAGTTGATCCACATCTCGCCGCCGGTGTAGCCCACCATCGTGAAGGTCGGCAGCGAGGGCTCCCCGCCCTCGACGGCCGCCGAGGCGGCGGACACCTGCACCGGCCCCTCGCCGCCGGCCACCATCCGGAACGGGCGCTGCTGGCGCTGCGCGTCGGCGGCCGAACTGCATACGAACGGTGGCAGGAAGTTGCGCATCAGAAGCTCCTCATCTCGAATTCATCGCGGCCAGTGCTTCGGCGATGGCCGCGGGGTCCACCTGCTCGGCGACCGCCTCGGCCACCCGGTCAGCCATCAACCAGCCCGCGGCCTGTATCGAACCCTCGCCGTTGGTGGCGCCGGCCGGCGCGCTGAGTTTGAGCTCGCGCACCAGGTCGTAGTCCCTGGCCAGGCGACGCAGCCCCTGCTCGGCGCTGAGGCCCTGGCGGGCCCACTCGCGCGAGAGGTTGGTGGTCAGGCTGGCCAGGCGCACCTGCTGCGCGACCGCCTCTTTGTAGGGGTCGACGTGCTCGATGCCGTCGAAGTGCCAGGTGTGAGGCTCGGTGGCGCCGGGGCGCCACTTGTTCCAGACCAGGGCCCCTGGCGTGAACTGGTAGAAGTCGTTCCAGCGCGCGTAGACGGTGGTGCAGTCCAGACCCAGCTGGTACTGCGCGCACTCGATCCACTTGAAAAATGCCTGGTGGTCCAGGCGGCCGGAACTGTAGTTGTAGCCGCTGCTGTCGCCCAGGGCGATGTTGGCAGGCTCGTACAGGCAGCGGCCCATCTCGTTCAGGATCTCGCGCTTGAACTCGCGGTACGTGGCCGCCGGCTGCTGGGCCTGCATCTGCTGCATCTTCCAGCCGGCCGGCATGGTCAGCCCCGATCCGTATTCCAGGTCGATGACGTCCAGCGGATCGATAGTCACCGGCTCGGCGCCCGGGTGATCGCTGTAGACGATCCACGAGAAGGCGGCCACGTTCTCGGCGGCGGTAAGCACTGCCAGAGTCAGCCGCCGGAGCTGCGCGCCGAGCGGCAGTGCGGGCTGGATCTCGCTCACCCCGCGGCGCTGCGCGCGCAGCGGACGGAAGCGGTGGATAATCTCGTCCGCGGGCTTCGACGTATACGAGCCCAGCGCCAGGCCCTGGTATGTGGTGATCGAGTTCGACCCGCCGGGGTGCTCGTCGAGGATGTCGTAGTTGAGCGGGTTGCCCAGTTCGTCGTACTCGATGCCGTCGTAGTAGTGGCGCCGGCGAAGCTTGTCGACCTGGCCACTGACCCGCGCGGCCTCCACGACTATCAGGTCCAGCTTGACCGGGCTGCGCAGCCGCTGGTTGACTACCATCGCCAGGAAGACCTCGCCGTCCTGCGTCTCGAGGATCTCCGCCAGCTTGAGCTTCTCGCCCAAACGGACCTCGTCGGCCCAGTCCTGCCAGCTGCGTTCCTTCGTGCGGTCGTACTCCTCGCTGCCGCCGAATTCGTTGGTATCCAGCTGCAGACGGGGGCAACGCCCGACCACGTACATCGCGCGCGTGTCCACCTGGGCGCGCAGGTAGCAGTTATTGCGCAGCTCGTACGCCGCACGGTTGCGGAGCTTGGCCCGCACCCCCGGCGAAGCGACCACGTCGCCGCTGGCCCCGGTGGCCTGCGCCCACACGTTGGCAAGCTGGTTCGAGTCGCGCGCGGCGTCGTAACTGCCATGCGCGCGGCGCATTGGCCGCACCCGCGAAAGGCGCAGCGGCCGGCCGTACTGGTCGAGGATGATGCCCCGAGACTGCGCGGCAGCCTGCACGGGCATCGGACCGGATAGAGGCATCGCCTTGACCTGCATCAGCTCTGCCCCGTCTTGGGGACCGTGCCGCCGTTATGGATGGGACTGATGCGCAGCCCGCGCGGAGTGGTGGTCGCCGTAACCAACGCCTGGCGCTGGTAGTACTCCCGCATCAAACGTAGGTCGGCCAGGTCGTGCTTCGTGAACGACCGGCCGTTGACGCTGACCTGCTCGTACTTGCTGCCGAGGATGTCTTCGATGGCCTCGTCGATGAGAGTGACCATCTCGCTCGCTGTTTTTGCCATGCTACTACATAGGCAGTTTCGGCCGGCTTCTGTAGCGGTTCGGGAATATATCGCGCCGAAGCGCAGTATACTGCGGTTTATATCACTTGGGCGAGCTCTAACCCTCGTCCTCACGGGTCATTTCGACGGTGTTCCAGCGCCGTCCGCAGCTGAGGCACTCCCGCCGGCGGATCACCCGGCCTGGCATCGCGCGCTTGCGGATAGGCACCGTGCGCATCCCACCGCAACCCGGACAGGCGATACCCACGCCCTCTTCCTCCGGCGCGCCCCGCTTTTCGCCGCGCACCACCGGTGCGCCGCAATGCCGGCACCTGCCGCCGTCGATGTGCCGGCAGCCGCACCGCCGGCATACGCGGGAGCCGTCCGGACCACGCTGCAGATCCGACAGCCGCAGGCTCTTGGCCATCTATCGCCGCTCCCGCGCGCGCTGGATGTCCGAAAGCCGCGTGCTCTTGCCGCCGCCGCCGGCCGCCGGCCGCCCGGCATCCAGGTACAGCCGGAAGCGCCAGGCCGCCGCCAGGCACATCACCGCGCAGTCCAGACCGTGGTTCTCGCCGCGCTTCTCGAAGTCCTCGGTGCCGTCGGGCTTCGTGACCCGCTCCTCCGCCATCATCTGGCGCATGTAGATCTCGCGGAGGTCCGCCGGCAGCCAGAGGCCCCCGACTTCACCGGGGCGCGCCAGCCGCGCGTAGAAGTCCTTCTTGAAGAACCAGGGATTGAAGACGTGCAGCTCGAGCCGGTGCTTGAGCTTGTAGCCCGTGCGCGTGACGTCGTAGGTCTTACCGCTGAACTTCAACGGCGGGAACTGCGCGCGGACCGATCCGCCCTTCGACGGGTGAAAGAGGCGCGTGCCGTGCGCGTCGTTCCAGCTGGCGCAGCGCTCGATGACCTCGGCCTCGTTCACGTTCTCGTCGGGGTCGTTGTCCTGGCGCTTGTACCAGCCGGAGTCCATCAGCGCGATCCCCGCGCCCTCGCCTACCGCCAGGCTGCCCAGCGCGCCGTCGGCCGTGACCACCGGGTAGTCGCGCGTGCAGGCCCGGTAGACGCGCTGCCAGGCTTCCTCGCCGCTGGCGGCCACGTCCTCGCGCCCGGCGTCGATGAGCCACCCGGTAAAGCCCGCGCCCCAGCCCCACACCATCCAGTACTGCAGGGCCTTATGAACGTCGATGCCCGCAGTGAGGAAGCGCACGCCCTCGGGTACCTGGCCGCAAAGCCGGCCGATCTTCTTGCGCGAGACCATGAACTCGTAGGTGGGCCGGTCGCCCTTCTGGCGATAGTTGCGGCCCAGCCACGAGTTCATGAAGTTCTGCTCGAGCTCGGCGCGGCCTTCGCTGGTCAGCCACTCCCTGGCGATCCGCGAGAAGGTGAGCTGCGAGCTCAGCACCGCCCAGAGGTGCACGCCCACGTGGCCGTGCGGGCGCCCGCCGCCGATCACCCGCCACTCGCCGCGCTCGATGATGCGGTCCTTCTGCTGCTCGCTCCAGTGCCGCTCGCACTTGCCGCACTCGTACCAGGCCAGGCCCTGCGCGTCGATCTCCTCGGGGGTGTGAAGGGCGTGGCCACGCTCGTCCTTCGGCCAGTTGATGCGCCCGGCCGGGCCGGGGACCTTGACGTGGATCTCCTCGCCCTTGACCTCGCGGGTGATGATCTCGGCCTCGCCGTCCCAGTAGAGCGCCTGGGCGGTCCTGCAGTAGGGACACTTCACGTAGTAGCGCATCTGGCAGGGCGCGGAGTTCATCTCGCGGAAGCTGTAGCCGCTTTCGACGCTGGGGGTCGTGCCCTTGACGTGCAACTTGTCGCGCCACCAGCGCATGCGCTCGGCACCAAGCTTGATCGGGTCGCCCTCCGGCCCGGAGTGGCGCGGGTACTTCTCGAACTCGTCGTTGATGACCACCGGCACCGAGATTTCGCCCAGGTCGGTCGGCGAGCCCGCGCCGGCGAAGCGCGTCATCGCGCCGTTCGTGTAGTCCACCTGTCTGGCGCTGCGACCCCGCCCCTTCGGCGACAGGTGCGCGAGCTTCGCCGAGGCGTCCAGCACCGGCTGCAGGCGCGTGGTGTTGAACCGCCTGGCAGCCGGATCGGTGGGCTGCACCAGCAATACCCGCGCCCGCCGGTAGGTGTTGGTGTAGAGCGCGAGCACGACGATCATCAGCGTCCAGCCCACCTGCGTGGACTTCACCACCGTGACCTCGCTCACGTCAGGGTTGCTGAAGAGGTCCAGGATGCCGCGCATGTAGGGCGAGTAGCGCAGGTCCAGCCGCCCGGGGATGGGTTCGCCCTCGGGGATCTCGATGTGGTCCTCGGCCCACTCGGCCAGCGACAGCTCCGGCGTGGGCTCGAGCGCCTCGCGAGCCCAGCGCTCGTACCAGCGCTCGCGCTCGCGGAGATCCTGCTCGTCCCAAACGGCAGGGGCGGAGTGGGCGGAGGGGGTCATACGATGATGAAGCCCATCGCGCGCAGATCATCGGCCGTCAGCGACTCCACGCCCTCGGGCCACCCGAACTGCACCAACTCGGCGGGCTTCTCGCAATGGCAACCGCCGAGATGCAGGTCCCACCCGTCCCCGGTGTCATGCGCCGTGGGCACCAGCACCAGGCCGCAGTTGGTGCAGCAGAGTTTGAGCGGCGGCCAGTTGCGCGTGTGTGGTCCGGTGGAGAGCATTTCGCACAGCCGGCAACGCTCGCCGGTCTCCACGCCAGCTATGCGCACTATAACGCCGTGGCGGCACTCTTCGTAGCTCATCAGACCTCCTTCTTCTCGGCCTCGTACTCCAGCCCATTTCCCCTCGGGTGCAGCGGCACGGATTGCCGCTCCCCGTCGAAGCGCACATACACGTAGGCCGTTGCCCGCGTGATTGTGCCGTGACGCACCCCCTTGCTGGTCTTCCACGCAACCCTGCCGCCGCGCTTCGCAGGAACTCCATAGTATCTTCGGATGTAGCCCATGCTCATCACGCACCGCCCGTCTTGGTTTTCTCCAGGCGGCAATGCGGGGCCATCTGGCGCAGACGGGCTTCGGCCGGTGATTCGGTCGTGGGGTTGGGCTGGCCGTCGGGCTCCAGCCGTGCCTTGGCTTCGCGGATGATTGCGCCGACCGCTTCCAATGGCGTGTCGCGCGTCAGGCAATGCAGAATCAGGCGCGCCAGGTCTTCAGCTTCGGCCAGCTGCGCGCGCAGGTCGTTGTCCTGGGCCGGCGACGCGCTCGGGTGCCCTGGTTGCCCTTCGGGATTGTCGGCAAAAATATAGGCGCGCATCCAGGCCATTGCTTTTTCGCGGCCCAGCCTGCTGCCCCGCCGCGCGCGCTCTTCGTCGAAAAGTGCACCGCGCAGCGCGGTGGACACCGACCAGTCGGGGTATTGCTCCAGCAGGGACAGGGCCCAGGCCATGCCCACGCGGTCCATGACATTGCCGTACCCGTAGGCCTTGCCGACCTCGACTGCCCGGCGGATGGCTTCGGCTTCACCCGGGAAATTCATTTATGCACCGCCCTTCTCGCGCTCGGCAATCGCCAGCCGCACCGCCTCCGCAAAATTCGGCGCGCCGACTGCCAACGTCAGTTGCTCCAGCAGCTCCGCAAGATCCTCGCGCTCCCCGCGCTCGACGTTCAAAAACGCCTGCGCCTCGGCAAGCTGCGTCTCCTGCGCGTGGCTCCGGTCGGCAAGCATCTCGACCTTCTTTAGTGCGCGTTCCAGCTGATAACGCAATAGAGACCGACTCGGCACCACTGCCGCACCGCGCTCGGCCAGCGCGGCACGGGCGTCTCCAACAGCCTGCATCACAAGCTTACTCTCTCCGTCACAACGCATATACGCAGACAAAATCCTATCCCATATTTCCTCCAGCTTCGCGCAGCGTTCCTCCAGCGCCTTGCAGCGCGGGCGCTCGGCCTCTAGGGCGTTGATAGCCATCCCCACCACCTGCTCAAGTGGATGCCTAGCTAGTTGGTCACCAAAACCACCGCGTGCGAGGTGACGCCGGATCACATCGTTGGGATCGTCCCCGTCCGTGCGCTCGGCCAGCGAGGCAGGCACCAGCGAGTTGTATATGTGATCTACCAGCAACTCGCACTCTTGCCTGCCCAACTTGATGCTTGACTCACCCGGCGGCGTCAGCACATCTACCAAGGCAACATCATCACCGCCGTCATCCTCGCCGATTGTGTACTGGCAGCGATAAGACCCTACCGCCTCTTCGATCTTCTTGCCGATATCCGTTTCCAGAGCCTTGCAGCGCGGGCAGTCGGCCTGTATTCGCGTGATCTCGTGGCTCTGTGATTCAGCGTCCATCACTCCTCCTCCTGGTACAGCAGGCTCACGGCAAAGTCATGCACGGCCCAGGCCCGTTCGCTATCAGTCCCCCAATCCAATTCCCACCAGAGAGCATCGCATCTACCGTATACGCCGTTGGCAGGGCACACAGTACACGGCACCACACGTAGCGTGCGCGTGCACCCCCTTAACCGCGCCAGCCCGCACAGCGCACAATCAGTGGCCCGCCATTCATCCCACGGGACTTCTGCCGTGGCGATCTTCGCCCAGCGCACGAT